TTCGGGCTCGGCGTCAGGATCGCGGCGGCCAGCGCCCAGGCTTTGCGCCTTTTGTGCGGCTCGCTCGGACAGGCGGGCAAGGACACCATCGATTTCTGTTTCGATCTTCTGCCGCTCGTCGAGAATGCGGGTCAGCCGCGCCGGAAGTCCGGCCAGTTCCGCACGCACCAGGGCGGCGAGTTCGGCCATATCGGATAGGGCATCTTCGAGCGGGATCAGATCGCGCGAGCGTTCCGCGATCCTGAGTTCAATCTCCAGGGCACGCGCATCGCGCACGCGGCTGTCGGCGGCGGATTTGGCCGTGCGGCGCTCATCGTCCTTCAGATAGCGCAAATAGCCCTGGACGGCGCCAACGAGCGGGACAACGCCACGTTTATCGAGGCGCGGGATGTAGCCCTGTTTCTGCAGCTGCCGGATGCGCTCTTCCGAGATCATCAACAATCGCGCCGCTTGCGCGATCGGGATCAGGCCGGACGGCTCGCTCATGATCCGTGTCGCCTCGTAAAGAGCAATAGAATGATCGTGCTTCTGCTCGGCTTTGCGCGGCGACGATGCCGTAGTGTGCGCGTGCCCTGCCGCGTCAGGGCTTCAGGTCGTAGCAGCGGTTCGATGGTCGGGGCGCGCGTCAGACCCGAGGCCCATCATGGCACAGGCGAAGAAGTCGAAATCACTCAAGGCTAAGCCCGCAAAGACGGCGCGCAAGGCGGTCAAGAAAACACAAGCACCCATTACGACCGGCACGCAGCCCCGCAGTGGCACGAAGCAAGCTCAGATGATCGAGCTGCTCTCGCGCGACACCGGCGCGACGATTGCCGATATTGTTACCGCGACGGGCTGGCAGCCGCACACCGTGCGCGGCGCTATGGCCGGGGCGCTGAAGAAGAAGCTCGGGTTGACAATCAGATCGCAAAAGGTCGACGGGCAACGCGTCTATCAGCTCATCCGCTGAGGACAGAGTGCTCAAAAAATAAAGCGCCGCGACGGTTGGGGCCGTGGCGGCGCTAGGAGATGGAGAGTGCGAGGTTTTGAACGCGACATACGCAAGAAATTGAACAACTGCTTACGCAGCGCGCGAAATCGCGAGTTAATCTCGCCGATCCAACGCCAGCGACAGCGCGAGACTGGACATTTCGGCGGACCGGCTGGTTCCAGGATGGCGCCTCATGGCGAGGCGCAGAAGAAAGTCCCCGACGTTACCAAACGCGACTGACGTCTTTCCGAATACCCAGCGTCCGAGCCGATCCGATCGACTGATCGAGCGATAAAAAAAGCGGTCTTCCCAAGCGTAGATGAAACGAATCATGGTCCCCTCCGTAGAAACTCAGAAGGAGCCAAAGTCGTTAATCGCTTCTTTACCTGTCNCTGTGGGATCTACGTAGAGACCGAGGTGCAAACGGCCCGTCGCAGCGGGGGCAAGCGACGGGCCTACGTCACGGGGNGTGGAGAGANCCCGGTNNGNTGTGGGGAACAGGGATCACCCNCGACGAATAAATACTTAGCAGAAATACGGACNAGCATTCCAATCGTGCGCTGTCTGCATNTTTNNTTAGTTAATAAACGCTGTACGACTTGGGCTCATCAACCGATTGAATACACGGCCCCGGGGTGCCAGNGACACTCTCGAAAAAGATGANNGTGATTGAGTCAGAGAAAATTGATCGACGTGGCCCTTGCACTGCATGCAGCGGTCTTAACCAGCAGAGCGACAAAGCAAACAGCCCGTCGCCTGGGGGACAAGCGACGGGCCTGATCTGCAAGCAAACTCAAACCGCGAGGGACGGAAAAGTGTACCAGCTGGTCTCAAAACTGAGATGATTCGGCATCTGTGTCCATTTTTTACATTTCGAGATTGATTAAAGAACACTTAACGGAAGAGGCGACGGTCGCTCAGCCGCGCAAATGAACGGCGCAGCACGTAACCCCGCGCCAGCGACACCAGCGTGAAGATGAGCGCAATGGAGACGTGCTGGTCGAACGTCACCGCGATGCCAAAAACCGGAAACACCAGCACCTGCGTCAGCACCGCCAACCCGAAGCCCACGACCACATTGGTGACGGACTCGATAAGCGACATCCCGCGTGACTGCATCAGGCGGCGTCCTTGGACTGGCGCTGCGCCTTCAACTCATCGAACGTCTGCTCCTCGCCATCCAGCATTGCGGCGTTGCCCGTGTAATCCTGCCAGCGGGTGACGATCACATCGACGTACTTGGGATCGAGTTCCATGAGGCGCGCTGATCGTCCGGTGCGTTCGGCCGCAATCAGCGTCGATCCCGAGCCGCCGAAAAGATCGAGGACGATATCGCGGCTCTTGGAGGAATTGGTGATGGCGCGCTCCACCAGTTCGACCGGCTTCATCGTCGGGTGCAGGTCATTGACCCGCGGCTTATCGAAGAACCAGACGTCGCCCTGATCCCGGGCCCCGCACCAGTAGTGGTCGCTGCCTTGCTTCCAGCCGTAGAGGATCGGTTCGTACTGGCGCTGGTAGTCGGACCGGCCAAGCGTGAAGGTGTTCTTCGCCCAGATGATGAAGGTTGACCATTTGCCGCCGGCCTCAGTGAACGCCTTTTGCAGCGTGTGCAGCTCCGACGAACTCATGCAGACGTAGCAGGCGCCCTTGGTGACCAGCAGCGTGTTGACCATGGCGTCGTAGAGGAACGCGTAGAAGCCATCGCCCAGCGCATCGTTGAGAATGCGGCGGTCCTTCGAGTGCTTCTTGTCCTTCGCCGCGTTGGCGTAATCGACGTTGTAGGGCGGGTCCTGCCAGCACATGTCGGCGAGATGGCCGTCCATCAGTTTTTCCACATCGGTCAGGACGGTGGCGTCACCGCAAAGCACGCGATGGTTCCCGAGGATCCAGAGATCGCCGGGGCGGCTGACGGGGTCTTTCGGAACCTCCGGTGCGGCATCGGGATCGGCTTCGTTCTCAGCTTCAGCCGCCAGGAGGCGGGCCAGTTCTTCCTCGTTGAAGCCGGTGAGGTCCAGATCATAGCCCTCGAGCTTCAGATCTCCGAACTCCAGCGTCAGCAGCTCGTCGTCCCATTCCGCGTTTTCATGGCTGCGGTTGTCCATCAGGCGATAGGCGCGGGTCTTGGCCGGCGTCAGACCTTCCGCGATGTGGACCGGCACAGATGCGAGGCCGAGGGCCTTGGCCGCTGCGAGCCGCGTGTGGCCGACGATGACGACCATGTTTTCGTCGACAACGATCGGCTGCCGGAACCCGAACTCGGCGATCGACGCCTTCACGGCATCAATGGCACCGGCATTCTTGCGCGGGTTGCGCGCATACGGGATCAGCCGCTCGACGGGGACGTCGATGACGTTCATGAGACTCCCGGAATTGTTCGTAATCGTCCACAGATGCTGTGAGCGCAGGGGCTAGAATTGATCAACGACAAGGACTAAGCGCTTCGCAGGTCGATATCCTGCCCCAAGTAGCAAGGAGCGAAGTATGTCCAACACACCCCATACCCTCGGCGACGAATTTCCCGGTCAACTCGAAGCGATCCATAACCTCAAAGTCTCGGATTCGAGATTTGCGAAGCTTCTGCTCGACTACGATGAGGTCAACGACAAGATCCACCGCGCCGAAACGCGTCTCGATACCGTGAGCGAGGAGGCCGAGCGCGCCCTGCGTAAGCAACGGCTCACCATCAAGGACGCCATCGCCGAGGCTCTCGCCAAGGCTGCCTGAGCCGGGGGGCGGCTGGGAAGGCGTTGATCGGGGCGCGGTTTTCCGTGAGGTTCGATCCGCCTTCCCAAGACCCCGACCTCAAACAATTCAGCGACTTAGGTCCCGCCAAATCAAAACAAAACGGAAAAACGAAACTCAAAAAAACACGCAAATATCGGGCGGCGGCGCACGCGCAACTCTCGGTTGCAAAATGGGGCTCCTATGGGGTCCCCCGTCGTCCAATGGCAACGCCTGACAACGTCAACGCAACCAAGCGTTGTGCTTCCTGAGCGATCTTCGGTGGCTGTGCGGACCACGCGTCGAAGGCTTCATCACGTAACATCTCAACGGGAATGGCTGGTCCCCACAGTTGTTCGATGGGCAGACGCTTGGCGCTGGTGCGCTTGTAGACGTTGTTGCCGTAGCGACGCACGACGAACGCCGATGGATACGTTTGCGCTTTGCCCCACACCTTGGCTCGTACACCGTACGAGAACTGCTTGGCGCCGAACCGCGACAGCGGCAGGTGACGCCCCGAACCCGTGGTTCGTGTTTCGAGAGACGAGCGCGTCGCCTGCGTGAACCTGACGGCCGCATGCACGTCGCTGCGTGGGATCGTCGACTGCTTGACCAACGCCCGTCGATGCGCGGTGAGCGCCTTGCGGCCTTCCTTGTTCAGCGCCATCGAGAAAACGCGCCGCGCTTCGCCGTCACCCAGACGACGACAGGCGGCTTCGAACCGCGACCGCACCGTGTCTGCTTCCGCAAGAACGAGGCGCATCGCTGACTCCGAAAAAGAAAAAGCGCCCGAAGCGTTGTGCTGCGGGCGCAATTCTCAGAATTGAATAATGCAGTTTTTACGCGACGCGGATTCCGCCGTCAATCCCTTTTTGTCAGAGTCTGTTTGTAGAGTTTGGTAATGGCTGTCATTCGATGTCACTCACCGGATCAGACCGAACACACGACCCAACGCATTCAACGCGACACGCAGATTACCGACATCTTCGACCGGCCAATTTCGTGCGTCTTCATCGACACACACGATCTGGTAGATCAGCAACGCGGGTCTTCGCCCTTCACATAAGCGATGATCTCGGTCACAGGCATCGAGCGCATCGGCCGCCTCATCAAAGCGTTTGCGCAACCGCGCCACGTCGTCAGGCGAGGGGATCACCTCACTGCCGCCGAAGATCCCTTCGTTGATGAGCAATCCTGCAACCGACCGCGGGCTCGGCGTCGGCAAACCCATCGTCCGATGATGGCGCTGGTAGAGTTCACCGAATGTCTGCCCCGCTTGGTACTGCTCGTCACTGATCTGGCCCTGATAGTTGAGCCGGCCCAGCGCTGTGCCCAGACGCGGATCGCGCGCACTGGTGATCGACACACCGAAGTGCCGAGCGCGCGCGTTCAACACCGTCGCCATCGCTTCGCGTTCGGTCTCCTCGTTGGCCAACCGGCCACAAGCCGTGCGTCGGCCAGGTTTGCGTTTGCGTCCGCGCATCATGCCCCCCTGTCCGGCGTCGGCCGGCGTTTGCCATAAAGTTTTTCACCGAGCTGCCGGAGCAGTTCGCGCTCGGGCCACGTGAGCCGTGTGTCATCGACCGCAACGGCGAGCAGGCCCTGTTCCAGCCAGCCGTCGCGTTTGACCTCTTCTGGGTTGCGGCGGGTGCCGCCGTAGCCGCGTGGGTGCCATTTCATCGCGACACCTCCGCCAACAGGGCCGCGTAACCGGCGACATCGACGATGCTGTCTTCATGGGCCGGGTTACGGGCGAGACGGGCGAGTTTCAGGTCGATCAGACACAACACGACCTGCGCCGGACTAATCGGCCGGCCGAGCGTCACCGACCAGCGTGCGGCGATGGCCTCCATGGCAACATCGGCGGGGCCATAAGTGCCGCGGCGTTCGGCAAGCACACGGGCAGTTGCGGCAAGGAAGGCGTCAGTGGTCATGACCGCCCTCCGATTTGCTGCCCATTCCTGTCGTGCTTTTTGCGGCGACAGGTGTCCTGGCTACGGTAGTAGCGCCCCCCTCCTGCGTTTCGACGGAAGCCGCAGTTTTCTGCGGGGCGGATTGCGTAGCGGCGATTTTAAACGCCGACCGTGCCAGTCGTTCGCGTGTCGCGTCCGAGATCGGCTGCCGCCATGGGCTGCGACCCATCCGAAACGGCCACGAGGGGCACGTCACCGATACGCACAGACGCACTTCGGCCGCTGAACCCGCGCAGCAGTCAACGCAGCGCAGACGCAGGGCTTTGAGCGGGCTGATGCGCTCGTGGCCCAATTGGCCGAGTTCCTCGGTCGTCATCTCACGCGGGTCGCGGCCGACCAACGCGCCGTTGCGGTCTTCGAGACCCACGGTTCGGTTGATGCTCATCGCACACCTCCCGTGGTTTCCAGCGCCCACAGCAGGATCGCGATCGCGTCGGCTTCGTTGTCGTCCGTTGGCGAGAAGCCCCGCGCACGCACGGCCGTGATGACCGCCGTCTTGTCCGCATTGCCCTTGCCCGTGATGAAGCGCTTGATCGTGCCGACCGGCACGCCCTGGTAAGCAACGCCGCGTTCCTCGCACCAGCCGGTCAGCGTCGCCAGCAGACCGCCATAGACGTGAGCGGCCGACGTTCCCGCATGCCGCCGAACTTCCTCGTAGTGGATCGCTTCGATACCGCCGCTGTCGAGGCGGAGTTGTTCGAGCCAGTAGCGCAGGCGCAGATAACGCATGCCACCGCCGTCGTAGCGGTTGGGGGCAAGATCCAACGTGCCGCTGGTGATCGTCGAAGAGCCGATACGCAGCGCCCAGCCCGTGGTGGTGCCGAGATCGAGCGCCAAGATGCAGTTTGGTATTCCGTTGGGTTCGGTCACGCAGACCTCCTCTTCGCTTTGATGAGCTCGGCGAGAGGCTGACCGGTGAAGGCTGCGATCTCGCCAGGCCCCGAAGGGTGGTCTGGTCAGGTCATGCGCAGAGCGAGCAAAGCCGTTCTGCGCGTTCTTTCTACGTCGCTGCAGGGTTCAAGTGAAGGAAGCCTCCACCCAACCCGTTGGCGGACCTACGTAATATAGATATTTTATATTATTATATTATTAGAATAGGTATCACTCACTCTTATTAAACCGCGCGCACGTACACGCGCGAGAGAGGATAGGTGTCCTCTTGAAAGATTGAAGAGCATGAGGCAAAGGCAATTATCTTTTGTTTTCATGCGATTGAGCCTTATGAGGGTTGCTTCATCCTGATTTTCCGCCCGGATGAATCTCGCCACGCGCACCGCCAGTGGGCCATCCGATAGACCATCGCTTTCCTCGTCGACGACCCACGCATGCCGGTGGTGATATCGCCGCTCTCGATCAACGTGAGCAGAATCTCATCTCGATCGCGCACTTTCAACCACTGCGACGCGCGCGTGATCTCGGATTTGGTAATCCCTTGCACCCCCGACGCGCGGATGATCTCCTTCACCCGCTTCAGATGCGCTTCCGTTTCCGTATCGGCCACATGCCGCTCGACCGCATCCATGGTCTGCTGCGCATAGTGGCGTACGAAGCCGATGGCCCAATCCGCAGCCGTGATGTCGATCTCAGGGTTCACCGGATCTCGACCGACCGCTACAATCAGCGCCAGCTTGCACGCGTTCTCTCCGATGCGCGCGAGAATGGCCGTGTAAGCTGTCCCCGCCGACGCGCGCAATTCCTGCGTCAGTTCCAGGCTGAGCTCCTTAAACCGCAGCCGGGCCTCATCGGTCATCGGAACGGTCAGCGGATGGACCGCCGTGCTTTGGTCGGCCGTCTTAGCGGTTAGATTGCCCTGCCGGTGCCCTCCGCCAGCGGCGAGCACCTGCAACCTCTGGCTGAGTGATGGCGGCGCCTGCCGAATGCCGGTGGACAGGTTCTCGTCCGGGTAGTCCTCCTCGCTGGGCAGGATCAGAAAGCGCGCCAGCGACCCATCGACCACGTTGGCTCCCTGCAACGCACCCCAGAAGTGCAACGGCGTCGTGGTGCCATAGACGGACAGGCACGGCTCGACGATATCGCGCCGTTCGTTGGTCCCATCGCGGTTGGCGTATTCGGCACCGAGGAAAACACCGCCGGCCGATGTATAGAGCTCGGTCATGTTGTCGAGAATTTCGGTGATATGACGCGGGCTACGTTTGCGATCGGCAGCGGCCGACAAAAACATGCCGAACTCGTCGATCTGGAACAGGATGGCCGGCTGACGATGCAGCGCGGTCAAGAGCCCCGCACCCGAGGCGATTTTGTTGCCGCCCAGATGGTGAGCGAGCCCGGCTTCAAAGAACACCTCGTTGATGATCTCGCGCGCGTGGTTCTTGCCGGAGCCACTGTCCGCGATCCCGACAACGTAGAGATTGGAGCGCAGATTGCTTTCGGTGCGGTACTGCCGCCCCATCAGCGTGCCGATCGCGCATAGGCTGGCGCCCAAGGACAGGAGCGGTTGCGGGCGCCGCGCTGTCGACAGCATGTAATGGGTCAGATCGCCGACGAGCCCGTCGGGGATGGTTAGATCAAACGCGGCCTCGTTCGAAGCTGTAGGACTGTCCTCAAGCCTGGACAGCAGCCCCGCCGCTGGGTGCGTCTCCGATTGCGGCGCCGTGCCATCGAGCACCAGGTCCGCATCGGGTCTCCAGCCGCGTTCGAGCGCCAGATGATAGAGCGTTCCAGCACCGATCGTATGCGGCTTGAAACCGGCCCAGGTTTTCGCGGTAAAATCCGGATCGTTCTTGGCCGCCTGCGCCGACCACTCCGCGAACAGATCCGCGCCCACTTCGCCGAGCGCCCCTTTCAGCGCCATGCCGATGCGGACCCAGGTGTCGTAATCGAGTTCTGCGTTGGGCACGTACGCCAGAGCGGAGCGCACGGCCGGCGCTGTTCCGGCCAGAGCATGCGCCGACTGTCCGGCGCTCCCGTTACGCTCGAACAGGACGGGCGGCTTCAGATGCGCTGGAAGAAGTGCTGCGGCTTCATCGAGAAATGCCGCCGCTTGGTCGGCGTCGATGGCGGGCAGGCTCTCGATATCGAGATCGGCGAGGCCGTCCTCGGGCCAGGTGTAAGGCGCGCCGGTGTCGGGGTGCTCCGCGTAAGCGACAAACTGCTGGCCGAGACAGAGGATCTCCAACGGATGGCGTTTGATGCCTTTGAACGGCGTATTGGTACGATAGACGAGCAACCGTTTCGGGGCGCGGCCGATCCGTAACGCCGGGGTTTCGCCGAGCCGTTCGCGGGCCAGCGCCTCGATGCGCAGTGCCAATTCTGCGCTGTCGGCTATGTCGATATCGAGGGCGGCCACAGCGCCACCGACGATGCCGACCCCACAATCCGGCCAGCTGGACCATGTTGCGATTTCCACGTCCGTCGTGGATCGCTGCGCATGCCGCGTCCAACCAGCATAATCGCGCCACTCGCCGCGCACATACCGGCCAGGTTTCTTGGTGCCGGGAGCAATTGGCAGAAGAGCGTAGCCATTTGCAACCAATCGGGCGCCGTAGCGCGCCATAAAGCTATCTGTGCGCATCAGAAGGGCGCTCCTTCGCTGAGATGAGCCAGATGGTGGGCGTCTTGCGCGGCGAGTTCTTGCAGACGTTCGCCGTAGCCGCCGATGACGCAGCCAAGGAACGTCTGCCACTGCTTGGGCGACAGCTGAGCGAGATCGGTCAGCCCAAGGCTGTCGAGATAGGCGCCGCCCATGTCGCCGGCGTAGGCGAGCGCGGCGCGTTCGTTGGGAGTGGGGTCGATCATCGCGCCCCTCCCATGATCACCGAGCGCCGCACGGATGAGGATGGCGAAAACCGATAGCCGAGGATTCGTGTGTAGCGCCCCTGGGGCGCAACCCGGATGGCGACCGGAGCCGGCAACCGCTGGCAGTGGGTCAGCGCCTCCGCGACGGTGCGGGGAACGGGCCGGTGCGGGGCGCGCTCCTGCCACCACATCTCGGCCTTGCGCCGCGCGAAGCCCGGGTGCTCGAAACAGATCCATTCCGCATGCGGGACCATGCCGCAAACGTAGGTGACCTTGAGTGAGGGTTTTCCGCCGGGCTTGATGTGCTGCCGGTAATTGACGCTCTGCACCGGCACCCACATCGGCTCGGCGGACGATAGGACCGGTAGCATGGCGGCGGTCGGCGCGATTTTGACGACGCGCGGTGGAAACACATGCCCACAATCCGGACACGCAGCGGCCGACAGCGCGACGATGCTTTCGCAATTCGGACAGACTTTGGTGGGTGCAACGCCGTCGCCTGGCTCCCCGGGCCTTTTCGGCCGTACGAGATCAACCGGACCATGCCGCTCGACGTTACCGGCAAAGTCGAGCACGAGGCAGTTGTCCTTGCCAGGCGCGAGCCGCATGCCGCGCCCCATCATCTGCACATAGAGACCGGCGGATTTAGTGGGTCGCAGGAGGGCGATCAGATCGACCGCGGGTGCGTTGAAGCCGGTCGTCAACACACCCATCGATGCCAGCGCCCTGAGTTCGCCGCGCTTGAAAGCAGCAATGATTTCGTCGCGCTCATCCTTGGGCGTATCGCCGAAGATCGTGCCGCAGGGAATCCCCCGTGCCTCGATCGCGGCGGCCACATGACGCGCGTGATCAACGCCGGCACAAAAGAGAAGCCACGACCGCCGCTCCCGCCCGTAATCCATCACTTCGTCGATCGCCGCGGTCGTAATCGACGGCTGGTCGACCGCTGCCGCCAGATCGGGGGCGACGAACTCACCACCGCGCGTGGCGACTCCGGTCACATCGAGCCGGGTCTTGGGTCTTTTGCTGATCAGCGGGCACAGGTAGCCTTGATCGATCAAGTCCCGCACCGATACTTCGAAGGCGATGTCGGTGAAAAGGGCATTGTCGCCCTCGTGCAGCATGCCACAATCGAGCCGGAACGGCGTGGCGGTGAGACCAATCACCTTCAGGCGCGGGTTGATGGCCTGCAGCTCATCGAGAAAGCGCCGGTACATCGTGGTGGACGCGCCCGGGATCAGATGGGCTTCATCGATGAGCACAAGATCGGTATGACCGATTTCGAATGCGCGCGTGTGCACGGATTGGATGCCGGCAAAGAGAATGCGCGCTTGCGCCTCGCGGCGGCCAAGCCCCGCGGAGTAAATGCCCGCCGGGGCCTACGGGCCAAAGCCCGATCATCTCCGCATAATTCTGCGCGATCAACTCGCGGACGTGGGTCACGATCAGAATGCGCTGGTCGGGCCATGTCTTCAGAACGCCTGCGGTGAACGCAGCCAGCACGAGCGACTTGCCGCCGGCGGTTGGAATGACAACCAGCGGATGACCGCTCGTTTTTTCGAAGTAGCCGTAGATGGCCGTGATCGCGGCCTGTTGGTAGGGACGCAGTGTCAGCATCACTGATCCTCCCGCGTGCGCGCATCGTTGACCCAAGTGGTGCCGTCCTTCAGGCGGTAGACGACAACATCATCGCCCGCGTCCGTCACTTCGCCGGGCACGAGATCAGGAATGAACAGATGCTTGGAACAGCCCACCCGCTGCATCGCCGCGTCCAGGGCGCGATCGTGACGGGCACAGTGCCAGCCGCCCTCGACGGGTGTGGCATGCAGGCAGGTCCGGCAGTTGACGGCCGCCGCCGCACCGTCGTGGCAGACGGCATGGTGCGTGCAGAACCGGCATTCGAACCAGGCCGGATCCTCGCTGATGCGCGCGGGTGGATGCTGGGCGAAAATGATCCGCTCGGCTTTGTCGAGCAGCCGCTGGGCTTCCGCAGGATCGGCGTCGATGCGCTCGATATGCAGCGCGTCGGTGTTCTTGCACACCGCCATGTAGAGCGCGCGGGTCAGACCCATCAGGTGCATGTAGATCTGCATCTGCGCCGCGTGCTGCGGCTTGGCGACCACGACGCCCTTGGTGGTGAGCTCGGCAAAGCTCTTGGCCGCGTGCGTCTTGAACTCAACCACGTGCCAGGTTTTGGGCGCTTCACGCAGACCATAGGCCAGCGCATCGAGCGAACCGCCGAAGTGTCGCCCATGCGCGATCACGCGGAATTGGCGCCCGGTTTCGGGATCGACGTCAAGCACCGTGGCGCCGGTCGCCCGCAGATCGCGGACGAGACGGGCCTCTTCCAGATGACCGGTCTCGAACAGGCGCAGCACCCGGCCGTCGAAGCGGCTCGGCGTCACCCAGCGGAAATCGTACCAGAGCGCGCGGGCACAGGGCTTGCCGATGATCGACGCGCCGAGGTGATCGCGGAAGCCATCGCCCTGCCGGGCTTCATAGGCGGCATAGATGGCCGACAGCGTCGGCGTCGGAGGCGGTGGGAGCGTCGCCATCAGCGCACCTCCCCGGAGGCGCGGCGGCGGGCTTCAGCCACGAGCGTTTCCCAGATTGCCGGATCGGTCTGGTCGCGCAGGAGCGACAGTAGCGCATCCTTGACGCGGTCCCGGCGCGCCGCCGTCGTCGCGGTCTGGGCCGCGGCCAGTTCGGCCCGCTCGCGTTGCAGATGACGCAGCGCTGTCTTCGCCCGGTGGAACCAGCGCGCATCTATGGGTTGGCGCTTCATCTGCCGGTCCATGTCGGCGGCAGCAATCTGCGCCCGAATGGCCGCGATATCGTCGTCGAGGGCGATGAGGCGGGCTTTGACGTCAGACAAGAGGGTCTTGCGCGCAGCCGCAGGGGCCGCGATGGTAAGCGGGTCCATGGTTCACTCCAGAGTCTATGGGCAGGGCACCGTCGCCGGGGCGTGTCGCAATGGCCCGGCGGCGGTGTTTGTTTCTGGGTTAGGCCTTCCGGCCCCAGGGCGCGGTCGGAGGCCGCTGGGGCGCTGCCGTGGGCGCCGGCTTTGGCGCGCTCTTGTCCTCGTTGGGCACGACGTAACGGATCTTGTTGCGCTCGGGCGCGCCGTTCTTGCCCGCGTCCACCGTGACGACGATCGTCATCGGCTTGAAATGCAGCTGTTCGGAATCGGTCACCTGCAGCTGACCGGTCGCATGACAGATCGCCGACAATGTGCGTTGCGCGATTTCCACGGTCGTCGGGTTCGGATTGATGAGGTTCAGCTGTTCGAACAGCTTGCGCCCGGTCAGCGGGCCGTCGATGATGTCGAGCATCAGCCAGAGATACTGACCGGTACCGGCGCGGGTGACGCGTAATTCGCTCTCGACAATCTGCACGCGGTAGCGTCCGGCAGGCAGCAAATCATAGGCGGTGGTGGGATCGATGCCGGCGGCATCGAAGGCGGTCTCAAAACGGGCCATGGTCGTCTCCTCTCAGGTGGGGCTCATTCGGGTTGCGGCATGGCGGCGACGAACGCCGCCCAATCGAGGGGCAGCGTGTCGGGCAGGCCGTAGCGGTTCTTGGCCAGAAACGCCGGACGCTCGGCGGTGTGCAGCACACGCTCCCCGCTGCCCAAGGCGCGGGCGATCTTTTTGTTGAAACCGACCTCCGCCTTGATGATCGTCGTGCGGTAGTTGGCAAAAAGCACGATGTCGGCGTGTTCCTGCAGCAGAGCCGCGGCGCGCGTCTGCAGCTTGATGACGTAGCGGTCGTAGGGTTCGTGCTCGGGGCTGTCGAAACGCTTGATGTCGGTATGGGCGATCTGGACAATCGCCATGTTGCGCTCATCACGCAGGGCATTCAGCCGATCGAGATAGTCGCGCCACACATCGAGCGCGGCCGCATAGCCCTTGCCGTAACCTGGTTCCTCGATGCTGGACCATTTGTTCAGCCGGCACGTTTCCGCCCAGATCAGCGGTTCGAGCCAATCGATGCTGTCGATGACGAGGGTCCGGAACACATGCGACTCCTGCCGCAGGGCGTCGAGCGCGCCGGTGACGTCGGCGTAGCTCGTGGCCAATGGAAAGTGGGGAACCTGCAGCCGGCCGAGGCCGTCTTCGGTGCACAGAAACACCGGCCCATCCGCAGCGGCCGCGAAGGTGGTTTTGCCGACGCCGGCGACGCCGTGGATCAGAACGCGCGGCGGCGCGAGGGTCGTTTGGGTCTTCAAGGATTGCAGGGATATAGCCATGGGGAAACCTCTGGGTTGACGGGAGAAAACAAAGGATCAGGGCGCGTCGGGTGCGCGCAGCTTCAGGGTCTGCGGGCCGGGACGCACAGTGCGGGCGGGTTCAAAAGCCGCGCGCAGAGGTGCTGGCCAGGCGGTGAACTTCCCCTCGGGAACTTTGAAGGCGATGTCGAGGAACTCGGCCGGATCCTGGCCGTCGCTGCGGATGCGATCGCACAGCGCGGCGAGTTGGGCTTGGTTCCAATCGACCTTCTTGTCGATCTCGCTCGTGACGGTGATCTCGCCGTCTTCAAAGCGCAGGATGCCGAAGGGTTTTCCGGTTTGACGACGCAGATCGTAGGCATGCGCGCCGTACGTTCGAGGGTCGAGGGGCACGTCGGCGACGGGTGAGCGACGATCGCTTTGGCATTGCGGAGAAGCGCGTCGGCTTCCGCTTCGCAGCCGGNCNAGTTCCGATGCCGGCAGGGCGGCGATCTCCTGGGCTTGCAGGCTGATCAGATGTTGCGCGGTGAGGTGATTGAGGATGGTCATCGGCACGGTCTCCCTTCAGGCGATGATGTCGGGCTGCGGGCGCACAGTCGGATCGAGCACGCGGGCCCAGGCCGCGCGTCCGGAGTTTGGGTTTGGGGCGCGCGATCGCGCGGTAGCTGAAGGTGTCGGTGTCGAGACGCACCTGGACGAGACAAACGAGCCGGTGTTCAGCCGCCCAGCGGGCCCGGCGGGCCAGGGCGCGCACGTCCGACCGCGCGCGAGGGCTGAGCACCGACACCTTGGAATCGACGTCGTTCGCCAGAAAGCCGCGGTGGTATTCGAGGACGTCGCCGGGACGGGCCTGTGCGATCCAGCGGCAGAGATCAGCCTCTGTGATCCAGCGCAGGGCTTCAGAACGGGAGGTTTGCACCGTCATGGCGACCGCCCTCCGCTTGGCCCCGAAGATGTCAGCAGCCCGGCCGCTGTCCCCACTACCGGAGCGCGCGTAACGGCCGTCAGTTCGCCTTTGCGCTGAAACATCGCGGATTCGAACGCCTCGACATCGCTCAGCGCATAGAGGACGCGGCGGCCGAAGATGAGGTAGGGTGGGCCCTCGTTCCGGTAGCGCCAGCCCTCCAGCGTGCGGGGGCTGAACTGCCAACGCCGCGCCAGCATTTTGGTGGTCAAGAGGTCGGAGACGATCTGGCTCACGGCTTGGGCCTCCGCGCGTTCGATGCTTGCGCTTCAAAGGCGTCCATGAAGTCGATCACGCGCTTGGCGGTCGCCAATCTCGGAGAGCGGCCGCTGCGCAACTTCTTGACGAATGACGGGTCATTCAGGGCCTGCCGGCCAAACTCGGCGACCTTGAAACGATGGTCGACCAGGAAGCGCTCGATGCGGTCGAGGAAAGAAATGGATGGATGTGTCATAGAGGATTGTTAACTACTCTGACCCCAAATAGGTCAATAGGAACCGGTAGCCAATTGGCTACTTCCAATCGCTCCAAGGAGTTAGCCTGTGTATGACTGTGGATGACCCCATCCGGACCCGGCTTCTGAAGCTCGTTCGCAAGAACAAGACGGATCTAAAGAACGCCTCCATCGCCGTCGGGCGCAACGCCGCGTACCTGCACCAGTTCGTCTATCGGGGCACACCAAGGGTCCTTCCCGAAGACACCCGCGAGGCCTTGGCGAAGTTCCTCGGCGTGCCCGATTCGCAGCTGCGCCACGCGGAAGTGCCGCCGCGCAAACCCCGCGGGTCCGGGTCACAAGAGGTCAGCGACGACGACACGGGCGCCCCATCCCCGCGCCGCAAACGCGCGAGTGGGTTTTCGGCGATCCCGGAAGTCAATGTGCGCGCGTCAGCCGGTCCAGGCAGCAACCATGACGAGCTCGTCGAGACCGAGGACGTGTGGCTGTTTTCCGATAACGTCATCCGCCACGAATTCCGCGCCCGCGCGGAAAACCTGATCATCCTTACGATTTCCGGCGACTCGATGGAGCCGCTGCTGTCGAGCGGCGACCGGATCCTGATCGATAAGAGCAAGACCGTGCCGGTGCCGCCCGGCATCTTCGTCGTCTGGGATGGTGGCGGGCTCGTCGCCAAACGCATCGAGCACGTCCCCAAGAGCAAACCGGCGACGCTGCGCCTCCGGTCGATCAACCCCGATTACCAGGACTACGAGCGCCGCGAAGAAGACGTGCGGATTATCGGCCGTGTCGTCTGGGCGACACGACGCTTCTAAGGCATGCTGGCGCCGACGCCCTGCTGAGGAGACCGACCGCTGGCCAAGCCCGCACCGCATTCACCTTCCGATCCGGCCGGCCGGGAGGTCCTGGCCGGACTCATCGAGCGCATCACCTACCACAACGAGGAGAACGGCTTCTGCGTTCTGCGGATCAAAGCCCGCGGCCAGCGCGATCTGGTGACCGTCGTCGGCCATGCCGCCTCGATTTCAGCAGGCGAATGGATCACGGCCACAGGCGAGTGGATCAACGACCGCCAGCATGGGCCGCAGTTCAAGGCCGGTTATCTGCGCACCGCGCCGCCCACGTCCCTGGATGGCATTGAGAAGTATCTCGCATCAGGACTGATCCGCGGCATCGGCCCGATCTATGCCAAGAAGCTGGTGAAGACCTTTGGCGACAAAGTCTTCGACGTCATCGAGATGGATCCGAGCCGACTGCGAGAGGTCGAAGGGATTGGCCCCACCCGGGCCGAGCGCATCAAAGCAGCCTGGGCCGATCAGAAAATCGTTCGCGAAATCATGGTCTTTCTGCACAGCCATGGGGTCGGCACCGCGCGCGCCGTGCGCATCTTCAAAATGTATGGATCGGACGCCGTTCAGGTCATGTCCGAAAATCCTTACCGTCTGGCTCGCGACATTCACGGCATTGGCTTCAAAACGGCAGATGCCATCGCCCTCCGGCTGGGCATTGAGAAAACTGCGATGATGCGCGTGCGTGCGGGCCTGTCCTATGCGCTGACGGAAGCCATGAGCGAGGGACACTGCGGCCTGCCTGTCGATCAACTCCAAACGCTGGCGGCCTCCCTGCTTGAAGTACCCAAAGACCTCGTCGAAACCGCCTGCACGTTGGAGCTCTCGGACCGGACCCTTGTGCGCGATACGGTCGGCGATGTGGACTGCCTCTTCCTGTCGGGCCTCTATCGCGCCGAGCAGATCATTGCCGAGCGGTTGACCGTTCTGCTGATGAGCCTCACTCCCTGGCCGTCGATTGATCCCGCAAAAGCCATTCCCTGGATTGAAAGCCGAACGGGGCTCATGCTGGCGGCCTCCCAAAAAGCCGCCGTGACCTTGGCTCTCCAATCGAAAGTCTTGATCATTACCGGCGGCCCGGGCGTCGGAAAAACCACCCTGGTTAATTCCATCTTGCAAATTCTGCAGGCCAAGGGCGTCCAACTTCTTCTGGCGGCTCCGACCGGCCGCGCGGCCAAGCGCATGTCAGAAGCCACAGGACTTGAGGCCAAAACCATTCATCGCCTACTTGAGGTCGATCCGAAAACCGGCGGCTTCAAGCGCACGACCGACAAGCCGCTCGCGTGCGATCTGCTGGTTATCGATGAAACCTCCATGGTCGATGTGCCGCTGATGCAGGCCCTCCTCAAGGCTGTGCCGGACGAGGCCGCCCTCCTGATCGTCGGCGATATCGACCAGCTGCCCTCCGTCGGTCCCGGACAGGTTCTCGCCGACCTGATCGAGTCCAACACCGTGCCCGTCGTGCGCCTGACCGAGGTGTTCCGTCAGGCGGCGCAAAGCCGGATTATCGCCACCGCCCACCGCATCAATCACGGCGCGCTGCCGGATTTATCGCGCCCCGAAGGCGACAGTGATTTTTATTTCGTCGCCGCCGAGGATCCCGAAGCCGCTCTGGCACGCACGATCGAGCTCGTGAAAACCCGCATTCCTGAGAAGTTCGGCCTCGATCCCATTCGCGACATTCAAGTGTTGTGCCCCATGAACCGCGGCGGTTGTGGCGCGCGGTCCCTCAACATCGAGTTGCAAAATGCCCTGAATTCCGAGAGCCAGCCCAAGGTCGCGAAGTTTGGCTGGACCTATGCCCCCGGCGACAAGGTCATGCAGATCGAAAATGACTACGACAAGGACACCTACAATGGCGACATCGGCTACGTTGAGGCCGTTGATCCCGACGAGGGCGAGTTGATCGTCCGCTTTGATGGCCGGGCCGTCACCTACGGCTTCGGGGAACTCGACATTCTCGTGCCAGCCTACGCGGTGACCATCCACAAAAGCCAGGGATCGGAGTATCCAGCCGTCGTCATTCCCGTCGTGACGAAGCACTATGCGATGTTGCAACGGAATTTGCTCTACACCGGCATCACCCGTGGCAAACGATTGGTCGTATTGGTTGGACAGAAGAAAGCCGTGGCGATCGCGGTGAAGAACATCTCCGGCCGACGGCGTTGGTCGAAGCTGAAAGATTGGCTGACCGCGGCGGCCTGACCGACGCGAACTACGGCGGCACCCGCTGCAAGGGCTTCCAGGGGTCCGTCTTGCCGAGACGGATTTCCGTATCACCACGTTCATCTCCGCACGACTCCGCAGCCCTCCAGTTCCTGATTTTCTTTTTCAATCCTCTCGCTCATCGTTGCGCCCATGATGGTGAGCGCGATGAACGCCCTTTCTCCCGATCGAATGACGCCCCAGGAACGCCTTGATGAGGTAGCTCGGCTCCTGAGCGCTGGTCTAAGGCGGATCCTTGCCCCACAGTCCAGCGCTTTATCTGCCCCTCCCAGAGACAGTTTGGTCGACTTCTCGCCCCTCACGAGCGGTGTTCGTCGTCGCAAACTTCGCGACCGAAAGAGAGGGTGATGATGCGACCGACGACCAAACCCAAACCGCACGCGCTGCCGCGNCCNGGAGAGGANNCCAGAANNGANGGCGCCATNCTGGCNCAGCTGACGGCGCTGCAGCGCATGCCCATGACGGAGCTGAAGGCCAAATGGGAAGACCTGTTTGCGGCGCCAGCGCCCAACAACAGCCGTGCGTTTCTGGAGCTGCGTTTGGCGGATCGCATTCAGCAGCTGACCTATGGCGGCCTGTCGCGCGAGACGCGCCGCACGCTGGACCTTCTCGCCGACGAAGC